CCTGCAACACCAAAAACATATTCGAGCTCCTTAGATAGAAATTCACCAATCTCATCTCCGAACTGCGCACCAAGTGCTGCGATTATTCCTCCACGGAGCACACTCCCAAGTGTAGGCATCCTCAGTCCACCTAGAATACTTCGACCCATATTATTGAGAAAACTTGAACCTGCCTCGACGCCTGATCGGGCTTTAGCTCCTATATCTAGACCTCTACCCTGTTCCGCTTGCTGTTCAATTTGCTGTAGCTCTTCTGTTTCACTCTGGAGGGATTCCATATTTGCTAGATCTTTAGTAAACGTAAACTGATCTTGCAGCACCTCAACAACATTATCCAGTCGAACATTACTGCTCTGGATCTCTTCCCTTATGGTCAGTTGATCATTATGAATAACATTTAAAAGTTGGTTTGAACTATCCATTCTGTTTACGTTTCTCTTCTAGGTCTTTAAGATGTGCCAATAACATATGCACGTATAAGTCTCTTTCGAAAGGTATCATGTTCTCGAGCTCAGTCAACGAATATTTATGATGCTGCATCAAAGAAAAATTAGTATGATACATATTTGCTAGACTGTTATGACTGAGCCCTATAAGAAAAAACCTGATAGACCTCTTATATTAATGCTCTCTGTTTCACCGCACATCTCACACGTAAAGTTAATATCATGTGATACAGCAGGTACCGTTTTATAAAAATTTAATATCTTTTCAAATTGTGTTTTATTGAGATTACCTATAAATTCTACTTTATCAGACTGTGAGGCGTCTTCATACACATTGTCTTGATCGAATACCATCTCGATATTATTAGCAATCATTTCAAACATGCTATCAACTGCAGAATCTTTTGATGCTTCCTCTAACCCTTTATTATTCTTCATAGACGGGTAGGACATTACAACACCAGCGTTTTCTGTAAGCATTATCCTACTGTTGTGATCGGGGTCAGTCAATACATTTATATCGTTTAAGTCGAGCTCATACTCTGTAGAATGGTTGCATTTTTCTTTATCTTCATGCGATAGTTTTAACTTAACTATATTGTCTACTGACTTCGCTCTTAACTGTAGGAATAGGTACTCTATATCAAACGAAGGAAGCTCAGCTACTTCGTCATCAGTCATGTCTATGCAATTACATAATATCTTGATAACTGAGTTTTCTATTTCTTTAGAATCTCCTCCTTCGAGCGCCATTAGAAGAATTTTCTCTTCTTTAACTAGGAAAGGTCTAAAGCGAACTTCGCGACTATTAGATGGTAGGGTTGTAATAAATTCAGGTAAATTTAAATTAGGTAACATAATGTCAGGGCCTCATTAGCCAAATATATTTTTAAAATCAGATGCTCCTGTGAGCGTAAAACTGTTTGTATCAAAAAATGGTATGTTAAGTATCTCACCGATCCTAGGTAGACCGAGACCTTCAAAAGTATCGTCAATGCTGGGAATGCCATTTATTGTAAGGCTTGCTCCTGCCTTATTAAGACTTGCTCCTCTACCAGCTGCTGGCTCATCAGATTCTATAAAGTGCTTATATGTAAACTGTATGGTAAGTCTATGCAGGTCTTCGCTTCCCCATGTCAGCGGAAGCGAGTTAATAAGTATCGGATAGGCTTCAGCCAAGCCCATTGTATAAACTACCTTACCCGTATCATCATATTGAATTATGCCAACTGATGCGGTATAGTCATCATAATATCCTAAGCTCTGATGACGTCTGATATCGTCATTACGAGTATGATTACCGATGATAGAATTTTGCCAGGATTGAAAGAGGCTCTTTTCTCCTAGATCAGCTCCACAGAGCATCGTTAATGATATATCCGGATATGTAACATCGTAACCTATCTTGGATGTTAGACCGTATCCCATATGTTTATAATTCGTTGTCTGTATAGAGCGACCTGGAAGCTCAGCTGCTTCTACACGAAATCTCAAACTATCGTAAGCGGTCTTACTTCTATCTGATAGAGATATTTTTCTTGGAAGACTTATTACAAGTTCGAAGTGTGCCTGCTTAGACACTCCTCGCGATCCAGCGCCTGTAGCGTTAGCTCTAAAGTCAGAAATATTAAATGCCATTAGCTTACCTTCTTGAGACTATCGCTGTATACTTGAGATGAGCTCGCTTTCTGGAATCTTTGAGTAGGTAAGAATAATGCAATATCCCACTCTACGGAATCCACTAGCAGCTTTCTTGATTTGACATGCCTGTTTAAATAATGCTTGAAGCACGGTTTAAAATATTTAAATGTTGAGGCTTTTTTAAGTAGCTGGTAATTCATCTTCAACATGGTACTGTTATCGTATCGATTATTAGAAGCAAGTTCATACAACGCATCCATTAATATCGCTCTCTGCTTGAGAGGTAGATAGTGCATGTTGAGACCAAAGAAGCCTCCCTCTGCAGGACCTACAACAAATATTAATGGAAAGGTATCGTAGTAAGGCAGCTCTTTTTTAGTCTTGGGATCGTAATTAAACATTACCATAGTACCGGGTTCAGTACCAGTAGTCATCTTTGACTTATTCTCTTTCATTAAACGTGAAGGAGCCACATTAACATTTTGAGCCGCTTTCCTATACCAATCTCGAGCGTCACGAGTTCGAGCCGGAACTTGTCCAGCTTGCATGCCTTTAGTTAAAACTGTATCGAAAACGTAAGCTACCATTCGATTATTTATCTTATCTTCCGAGCTCGTTTTCTGTTATAATCTGAAACTTCCATCTCCTATCTTTACAGTATTCATTAGCAGCCTTCCATTTCGCTTCATTAACTAAGTAGGTAGTAACCTCGTTAAGATATCTTCTCGTTTTTCTTGACGTCGCTTTTGGAGGCTTTGTCTGATTATATGGTTTAACTTCGATTAGATGTGTCTCAAAATCGCCTTTAGTATTCTTTACTTTAATAATAAAATCCACAAAATATCTGTGAACTCTTCTATCAAGAGGCGAGCGATATGGTATTACAATCTCTTCAGATCCCCATTTCACAATACTATCATTTTTATCAAAGTATAGCATGCACTGGCGTTCCCACGAACTTCTATAAACAATGTTCGTCGGGTCACCTAAATACTTACTAGGATTCTTAGGTTTATACTTGCCTTTATACGTTTTCACAGGATAAAAAATGCCTACTATTAATTTTGGAAAGCTTAACGATGCCGATGGACCTCTTGCTTCTCTAGAAGTCGGAGCGAAGTATGATACTACTTACTTCCCAAGCGACTTATCTGAAGCACCTTACTTTATAGTATTTAGAGCTACTAAAAGATATAAAGCATCCCAATTAGCAGATACTAAGGTTAATTATGCGAGCGAAAACTCAGGATTCGGTCCAGAGAAAATTAGAGATGAGGACAGTTTTTTTAATAAGATAGGAGACGGTTTTCGAGCTGTTGGTAATTTTGCTAAGAAGATTGAAGAACTTGGTATTGATATCTCTCAGCCAGCTCATTCGTTTGCCTTACCCGTACCTGCAAACCTTGGCACTGCATATAATGCACAATACAATAATGCTGCCGAGCTCGGCGTCGCAGGAGATGCAGCACGAAAGGTAGCAAGTAAATTCGAGAGAAGTTCAGGTTCATTTATATCAGATATAGTGGATGCTGTAAATAAGACTGATGTTCTTTCAGCTGATAATTTGAAAGGAAGTCTCACTAGTCTCGCTACCTCGGCAGCAGGCGCTGATACGGCAGCAGCTGGTTTGGCAGGATTAGCGTTTGGTGGTCTTGGAGGTGCTGCGATTGGAGCTGGTCTAGGATCCTTCGGTCAAGGAGCTCTCAGAGGCCTTGGTGTTGCAAATAATCCACACCTAGCTAATGTGTTTACAGGCGTAAACTTTAGAGTACATACATTTCAATATAAATTAATTGCAAAGAACAAACAAGAAAGTGATACAATTAGAGATATGATACGAAACTTTAAATATCATATGGCTCCTGATTACTCTAGTTCAAACCACATATTTAATTACCCGTCTCAGTTTCAGATTATTCTTAGAGCAGGAGATTATCTCTTCAATATAGGTGATTCAGTACTAACGAGCTTTGACGTAAACTATACCGGTGAAGGCGGACCTTACTTTTTTGAAGATACCAATGCACCTTATAGCGTAGCGATCAACCTATCGTTTACGGAAGATACAATCGTTACTAAGAAAGAAATAAGGCAGGGTAGATAAGATGGCTTATTATTTCAGACCTTTTAATTTAGTCGAGTATGATATTAAGAAGAATGGTAACACATCTCTGCTTACTAATATTATGTCTCGTTTTAAAATTGTAGAGTCTTTTGAGCGACAAGAAGCTGTTTACTATGACTATTCAGTTAAGGATGGTGAGCGTGCTGATACGATAGCATTTAAATATTATAACGATGCGTCGCTGGATTGGGTAATATACATCACAAACAATATGGTCGATCCAGAATTTGATTGGCCTGCGAGCACTAATACAGTAAATAAGTATATAACTAAAAAGTACGGCAGCATAGCAGCTGCAAATGAGCAGATACATCACTATGAACAGCTAATAACTCCTCATCAAGTGCTATTCGATGATACCATAATACCAGAAAGGTATGAGCAGATTGATCTTACCACCTACAACACTTTATCGAGCTCAGAAAAAAGAATAATAACATCCTATGAGTATGAGCACAAAGAAAATGAAAGTAAAAGAAGTATTAAGCTTCTCAGTGAAGATAATCTACCTGAATTATTAACCCAAGTTAAAACAGTATTTAATATATAATGAGTATAATTACTGAGAGAACTAATCCATACGGTGGTAATCTATCGCATCGTATACAATTTATTGACAGTGATAAAATGTATCTAGATATAACTCGACTGGTACTCGAGTTTAATATCTATGAGAATATTTTTAATCATACTATTACAGCAGATTTGGCTATTCGAGACGCTATTGGACTTATAGATGCTGGCCAGAGCCCTATGACCGGTCAAGAGTTTATTGAAATAACATTCCAGTCTAATAATGATAGTCTGCTTGGACCCAAACCTAGTCGTCCATTGATGCTTAAAGTCAATAGAGTAGCTAATAAGAAAGAGCTTACTGCCGGCTCTGCTGTATATACCCTAAACTGCTCTTCTATTGAAAATGAGCGGAATATGACAACAGATGTAATAACATCTAGTAAGGATAAACTTGGCTCTGAGGCGGTTAAAGATATATTTAATAACTATATCTACGCAGATAATAATAAAGGGCTTGAAGTAGAAGAGAGTGAGAATGTTGTACCCTATACCGCAATAGGACAAACTCCTTTCGAAGCAATAGATACAATTGCAAAAGACTGTAGGGCTAAAGGACCATACGGTGACGCGTCACACTATCTGTTCTATGAAACCACGCAAGGTTTTAACTTTCGTACACTGACCTCGTTACTGCAGCAAGATCCTAGACCAGGAATAGAGTATTACTTTAGTAATGCAGCTGCTACTGATTCATATCCACCTGAAAAAACTATTATAGGTCATACATTTCTTGACAATGTAGACACGATAGATATGTTACTAAAAGGAATGTATGAGAGCGATGTAGGAGTTATTGATCCTATTACTAAAAAGTTTTCTGAATCCTCATTTAACTACGCTAATGACTTTGATAGACTCCCGCATATTACAGGAGGAGGCTACCCGACAATAAACTTAAATAGCAGTAAGGTTTTAGGAAGTGAGATTGGTAACGCAAGCCATAAGCGCTTTCTTGTTGGTGATCTAGCCAGGCAATCAGGTAATAATATAACATTTGATAGTAGAATTACAGCTAACAGCGATCCATACACGTTTTATGGACGAGAGCAGTATAGAAAAGCGCCTTTAGTAGCAGCGCAACTTGCTTCCTTACAGCAGTTTGGTATTAATATAAGTGTACCTGTAAACCTAAATGTGAACGCAGGAGATATAATACAGCTCTTTATTCCGGGCAATAAAGACAGAGAAGGGGTGGCCGACTCTGCTTTTATTAATCACTACGGTCCAAGCCCAACGTTTCTTGTTCTTGCTATTGGAACAAAGCTTACATTAAACGGGGATTACATCTCTAGTATGCAGTGCGTTAAAGAATCTTTTGCAACTGATCTAAGAGGTCAGAGAATACAGACAGAGGGTGAATCAACGCAACAATTTACAGCTGGGCCGCTAGCTTATCTTGCACAAACATTTAGCAAGAACGGTACTCCAACAGATAATCATACAAATGTAGTATCCGGTATTGTAGATAATATAAAAACAAAAGCATTGGATAAGGGGCTTGAAGAGGTATCCAAAGCCGCAGAAAGGGCTGCTAGCGACAGTACCGATAAGGCTACTAGCGACGATACTGATACTGACATAGCACCAGATACAGAAGTTACCACAGGCGATGCTATAAAAGCAGACCTCGATCAAGCAGCTGCGAATATAGAGACAGAGGCTAGAGCTCTTGCAGCGGATGCAGTTAAAGATTTTGCTAATGCTGCAGTCGCGACAGGTGCCGCACTAGTTACTACAAAGGTTATGTCATCATTGAACGTATCACCAGCTAAGCTAGCAAAAATAATTGCTGTAATAAAGCTACTTGAAAAGATACCTATCTTCAAAGGACCTATCGCAGATGTTAAGGGGGATATAACGGGTCTCAAGGATGGAGTTACGTCATCAGTAGATTCAGCAACAGAAAGTATTACATCGTCAATTACAGGTGGAGGCGACTAGTGGATTTTAAGAATGATTTTATAGGGTACAACTTTACATGGTTCATAGGAGAGGTTGAAGGTAGAAATGATCCCTTGAAGCTTGGACGAGTTCGAGTGAGATGTTTCGGATGGCATCCTAAAGACAAAACTGTACTACCAACAACAGATTTGCCCTGGGCTCAAACTATACAGCCAGTCACAGCCCCAGCTGCCTCGCCCACAGGTCTAACTGTCGGTGTATGGGTGTTCGGTTTCTTTATGGATGGAGACACAGCACAACGTCCTATGATTATGGGTCAGATTCCAGGATATCGATTCAATGATGATGGTACTGAAGGGGAATCTGAGTTACCGCGTGCAGCTCGAGCCGAGGAAGGCTACGAGTCTCCTCAATCTAAATTAAGAAAGAATACACGTATTACCGATATATCGCTAAGCCCTTCTGCTGGAACAACGTGGAGTGAGCCCGAAGAGCCTGATGATAAAGAATATCCATATGTACAGACAGTATCTTCAGAGTCAGGATTTGTTACAGAAACTGTACAAGGACCTTATATTACCGATGACGAATTTGTAGGTCCTCCGGAGCCGAAACAGTTCACTGCTAGACAGGTAACATATGACTGCAGTGGAGGATACGATGAGCGTAAATCACCAAGCGGTGATAAAGTAGTAAAAGTTATTGGTGACAATTACGAGATTGTATGTGGATCTAGTTTTGTTAATATCAAGGGCGATGTTAATATGACTGTAGATGGCAATATGAAACAGACTGTCTCTGGAGACTATGAGCTCAATGTAGGTGGTAATATGTATACTATAGTGGGCGGTACTGACGATAAGTATGTTGTTAAGGATCAAGTATTAGGTATTGTAGGTACAAGAGATACATATATTGGAGGCGCCACGCTCAGTGGCAGCGTTGGAGATAATAAAGTTGTAGCTCTTGGCGGAGCTACAGATACTATTCTTGCTGGTGGAAGAATTAATACTACAATCGGAGCTGCAATAGATAATACGCAGGGTGCTTATACTAAGTTTGTATCTGGTACAGTATTAGATACTGTCCTTGGAACTCGTCTAATCGATACTCAAGGCGCACTTACCCAGACCGCAACATCCCACATTGTATCGCTTGGTGCAGGTACATTGTTTACGACAGGCACAATAACCGGAGGAACAGTTATTTCAACAGTACCTTATCCTGTTACTCTCGGCACACATACACACATCGAAACAGGTGGTGTTACAAATGTACCAAAACCATAACCTAGGAGTTAATTATGACTAATGAAATGATGCAATCGCTTTTTGATACTTACGTTACTGAAAATGAGAAATTTGAAGGTGGCAACAAGGCAGCAGGTACTAGAGCACGTAAAGCACTAGCGGAAATAGGTAAACTTGTAAAAGTACGTCGGAAAGAGATACAGGATGTTAAGAACGCTGCGTGATAAATAGTATATCGAGTCAGAGGATAAAGTGTGTCTAAGTCAGGATCTATAAATCCCTTAAGAAAGGAAGTGCAGTTCAGTGATTTAGGTATTACTATGACTGCGCATCCTATTACAGGTACTATTGCAGTTAAGAAAAATGCAGACGCTGTAATAGGAGCTCTTAAGAATCTTATTCTCAGTAATAGGTTCGAAAGACCTTATGACCCGTTATTTGGAGCTGATATTCGTAGCAGATTATTCGAAAATTTTGATCCAATCGAGCAAGTAAATATAGAAGAAGATATTAAAACCGCAATAAAAAACTTTGAA